GGTTGAACCCGCGCCGGCGGAGCCGGCGTCGACGCCGTCTCCAGAGGAGGCTCCTGGGCCGTAGGCCCGACTTGCACATTGACCCCTCTTGTTGTTAAATGTGCTGACTGACACCATGTGTCTGTCCCGAGGAGAAAACCATGGCTTTTCGATCTCGTATAAAAAAATCAAAATCTCGCCGTACCTTCAAGAGGACGGCGAATCAAACCAATAGAAAAAATCTTTCGGCCGGTCGGCCGAAGAGAGGCGGATATCGCTTTTGACCTGTTGGTATCCTCTGGCGGGATGGCGCGCGCGCCTCCCGTCAGAGAAAGGGAAATATGGAATTGTCTTTAAAGTGGCAAAGGGCGACGTTGATCGGCCTGTCAGTGTGCCTTGCGGCCGCTGTAGGGGTTGCCGTCTGGACCGTTCGTTGGAATGGGCTGTTCGGTGTACCCATGAATCCACACTCTATGAGGATAATTCCTTCGTCACTCTCACCTATCGGGATGAGTGTCTTCCCTATGGAGGTTCGCTATCAAAACGCGACCTCCAACTCTTCCTCAAACGGCTTAGAAAAGCCGAAAATCGCGATAAGCAGAACGCCATACGATTCTACGCCTGTGGCGAGTATGGCGAAAATCTTAAAAGACCTCATTATCATATATGTCTGTTTAATTACCGTCCCAAGGACCTCGTTGCTTATTCGCAAAACTCCAATGGTGATATGCTATATTCCTCAATAACCCTAGATGAAATCTGGGGAAATGGCTTTACACAAACAGGGGACGTTACCTTCCAATCTGCCGGGTACGTAGCTCGCTACATCATGAAAAAAATAAACGGTGCACTCGCAGACCAACATTATCAAAATGTCTGCTCTAGCACCGGACAAAAATTCGCACTCTTGCCAGAATTTAATACAATGTCCCGCGCTTCAGGAATAGGTAAACCCTGGCTAAAAAAATACTCTCAAGAAATCTATGACTACGAGGAATGTATCATCCATGGAAAAACTAAAAAAATTCCTACGGCTTACGATCGGGAGTTCGAAAGCATGGACCCCGATCGGTTCCGGATTATTAAGTCTCGTCGTAAGCGAGGAGCTATTCGGAATGCCGATAATAATACTTCTTCCCGTCTCCGTGTTCGTGAGCACGTTCAAGAAGCTAAAATTAAACAACTCAAACGAGGGCTAGATAAATGATACATCGTATGTTCACAATCTATGACTCGAAAACGGAAGCGTATCTGCGACCGTTCTATTGCCTCACGGCTGGTGAGGCCGAACGTACGTTCGGGGATACCTGTAATGATCCCACTACGCTCTTTTATCGCCATCCGGGCGATTATACGCTATTCGAAATAGGGACTTTCGATGACGCAACGAGCGTAATCGTCGGCGATTCGCCGCGAAATCTGGGCACAGCCCTAAACTTCAAAAAGGACGACCAAGATGCCCCGTAAATCAGTAATGGCGCACAATTTCTCCGAAATAACATCGGCGGAAATTCCTCGATCGAGCTTCAATAGAAGCCACGGGCTTAAAACGACATTCGATGCTGGCTATTTGGTCCCGGTGTTTATCGATGAAGCTCTACCTGGGGACACCTTCAATCTAAAAATGACGAGCTTCACGAGGTTAGCAACTCCGTTGCATCCGTTCATGGACAATCTATCGATTCACTCGTTCTTTTTCGCCGTGCCGGTTCGTCTCCTTTGGGACAACTGGTTGAAATTCAACGGCGAACAGGATAATCCAGGCGATAGCACGGATTATACAATACCAATAATGACCAGTACCGCGGTGACGGGGTATCTGTCTCTTTCTCTGCATGACTACTTTGGAATTCCGACGGAAATTCCAGACATGCCACATTCGGCGCTATGGCATCGGGCCTATAATCTGATCTGGAATCAGTGGTTTCGCGACGAAAATTTGCAAGATTCGGTCGTCGTCGATCTAGACGATGGGCCGGATTCACCTACGGATTACGTCTTGCTACGGCGCGGTAAGCGCCATGACTACTTTACATCGGCCTTGCCCTGGCCACAGAAGGGCGATTCGGTGCAATTACCTCTCGGGTCGTCGGTGCCTATTACAGGCTTCGGCGTGCAGAATTCGAATCCTAGTGTGGGTCCATCTCCGAGCCTTCGTGAGGTCGGGGGCACAGCCCCGACCACCTATGATCCGTATTGGTATACAACGGCACACGATTTCTTCGTGGCCGAGGATCCTAACAATGCGAACTACCCTGGGGTGTTCGCGGATCTGTCGGCCGCGACGGCGGCGACGATCAATCAACTCCGACAGGCGTTTCAGCTTCAAAAACTGGCGGAACGTGACGCACGAGGCGGTTCTCGATATACCGAGATTATCCGCTCTCACTTCGGCGTCACCTCCCCTGACGCGCGTCTCCAGCGCGCCGAGTACCTCGGGGGGGGGTCTACCCCCATCAATATCAATGCCGTCGCCCAGACCTCGGAAACGAACACTACGCCCCAAGGTAATCTTGCGGCGTTTGGTACGGGCTCGGGCGTGCACGGCTTCACGAAATCCTTTACCGAGCACTGTGTGCTCATTGGTATGGTTTCTCTTCGAGCGGACCTGACCTATCAGCAGGGTTTGAACAGGATGTTCTCCCGCTCCACCCGATTCGACTTCTACTGGCCGAGCCTTAGTCATATCGGGGAACAAAGCGTTCTGAATAAAGAAATATATGCCGTGGGCTCGGCTGTGGCGGGCCAGGACGATCTCGTCTTCGGCTATCAGGAACGCTATGCGGAATATCGCTACAAGCCGTCCGTGATAACTGGACAATTCCGCTCAAATTGTGCCACACCTTTGGATACGTGGCATCTTTCGGAGGATTTCGCCGCGCTACCTCGTCTAAATGCGGCGTTCATCGAAGATGATCCTCCAATCGATCGCGTTATAGCGGTCGTAAGCGAGCCTCATATCCTTTTCGATAGCTATTTCGATCTTAAATGTGCCCGACCTATGCCGATGTACGGCGTTCCGGGTATGATCGATCACTTCTAGGAGCTGGGCTCATGGGTGTATACGCTGGTCTGGCCGCGGCTATAATGGGCGGAGTGATCTCCGGCGGAGCCTCGGCCTTCGGTACTGCACAGCAAAATAAGGCCAATAAAGCTGCTTCTCGGGAGCAGATGGCCTTCCAAGAACGAATGTCGAACACGGCCTATCAGAGGTCGATGGCGGACATGAGGAAGGCGGGGCTCAATCCGATCCTCGCCTATAAACAGGGAGGGGCTACGACCCCGAGCGGACAAACTTTCCAAGCTCAAAATGTTACTGGGCCGGCGGCTCGTGCCGGTCTTGAGGCTATGGCAACTGTAGCCTCAGCGGCTCAGACAAGAGCTGTTACAAAAAATCAAAAAATGCGAAATGCCGATTATCTCAGATTCGGCGATAGTCCAGTAGGGCGAACGGCTACAACAGCGTGGCGTGTCGCCAACTGGGCGAAAAGGGGGGTCGACCAATTAAAACCCCGCTCTAGGCGGGGTACTACGGTCGAAAGAATTGGACCCCCTGGAAAAAAGACGGTGGCCCCGTTCTCGGATTGGGAAAAGTTTCTTCGAAATCAAAAACCCAGTCCGGGAATTAGGGACGCTAAAGAACGGGCCCGTCGAAAACAGCAACGAAAATGGGACTATCGAACTTACTAATCGTTGCAAACCGCTTACTAAGGGTCGCAGTAGCGACCGCATCACAACTAGGAGGATACTCCAATGCCGGAAAAATTACGCTCAGCGTATGTACCGCATTCGCGTGTACAATCTACAAACAACGAACCGACTCGCACGAAGACTTCAATGCAGGCGGAATGCGATATAAACAATATCATGGAAAAATTCAAAAAGACTGGAATGGTAAATCACTTCACCAGTCGCCGAGCGGAATATCTCGATATGCCTATGGCTGAGGACTTCCACGAGGCAATAAACACCGTGCTTCACGCGCAGACAATGTTCGACGAACTTCCGTCTGAACTTAGAAATAGGTTCCATAATGATCCGGAACTCTTCCTCGAATTCGTCGATAACGAAGCCAATCGTCCTGAGATGGTCCAAATGGGGCTACTCGAGGACGATAAACCGCTCACGCCTCGAAAGGATGATGGCGTGGTTGAACCC